GGCTGTACTACAAAAAATTCCCTTTTTTTGAAATAAAACCGAGTATATACATCTATACCCTTTACTTTATTTGTCAACTCTCTGTTTTCCTAGTCGTAGCAAGACATAGAGAGTTTTTTACAAGAGAAGTTGACAGAAGTTGACAGGAGTTGACAGGAAGTTGACAAGAAGTTGACAAATTTAAGTTCCTGGTTTTCAGAGAGTTATCCAATCAAAACCTCTCTCTTCTATCTTTTTATTTTATTTTAAAAAATATAAAGGGTGTTTTATATTGGTTCATATAACGGTATAGAGTTCAAAAAGTGTGTTAAGAGTTGACAATTGTTTTTTACGTCTAAGACCCTTTGTGTGCTTGAGTTTATGTGCTTTTACGGTAATTGACAAATTCGATTAGTAATTGACACTTTGGATTTTTTTTTACATTCACCCACCTTATTCACCCACCTGATAAGTAATGTTTAGTTAGTTTAAACCCGTTGTATCATTGGTTTTAAAAAAGTTTATTTTTTTTTTTACAATTAATTAGGTTTATATGTTATATAATACTATATTTGTATCTCAATATATCAGTGATCTAAAGCCGAGAAGTTCTCTTTCCTTACAGGTTGCTGATTTTTAATCAAATTTAAAATATGAAATCAGTAAAGTCAGAAGTAAAAGAAGTTACAACTCAATTAACAGACCAGGAGTCTCAGTCACTAAGTATTTTAATTCAAGCTGTAAAGATCGCTACAAAAGGAGGGGCTTTTGAAATCGAAGACGCAGTTGTTATTGGAACTGCTAAGAACAACTTAGAAAAATTAATAAAAAAATCATAATATGAAAAAGAATTTAGTATTGCCAAAGAAAGAAGGTGGAACGGTAGGGAGTTTTGTAAGGCTCCCAATTGACTTAAAAGAAGAAGCACAGATTTGGTGTATAAAGAATAAAAAGAGTTTAACTGATATCATTATTGAAGGTATCGAAAACGCTATTAATTAAAATGGGAAAGTTATCTTTAAAACACGCAAGGTTAGACCCAAGTGTTTCTGTCTCTTTAATTAAAGACGAGGATAGCGGTGTTATGAATTGGAGGTATCGTTTTCTTATACTAAGTAAAAATGGAACTTATAGGAAGCACGATCTAAGAGATTATGGTTATCACGAGTTTAGTAGCCTTGAGGAGTTTAAGTCTCGTATTGAGTATGAGATAGCATTAGAAAAACGAATGAACGAAAACGGATGAAATCAGAAGCCAGGATACAGCAGGAGATTGTAATGTTTTTCAATAATGAGTATCCTGAGTTAAGAGGTTGCCTATGTTACAATAACAATAATTCAGTAGGTGGCTTGAGGGGTAAGTTAAATAAATTCCTAGGAGTTGTAAAGGGACGTTCAGATATGGTTCTGTACTATAAAAGCTTTTCTGTGATGATAGAGTTAAAAACAGAAAAAGGAACACAGTCAGATCATCAAAGGGCTTGGCAGTATCTTATGAAACAACAAGGGTTCGAGTACTATATTATTCGTTCTATTGATGAATTTAAAGAATTAATAACTAAAATAATTATATAATGAGCGATAGTAAGGTAAAGTTTGAAGAATTAATGGAAAACGAGTTAACTGAGAATAAAAGTCTTAGAAATAATGAAAAAAAGGTATTAGAAGATGTTTTTGGAGATTATTGGGTATCAACCCTAAGTAGAGATGTTCCAACACAATTAGAGTCTCCTCCCCATTACTCAAATAAAAACGGAAGTTTGTATAAAATAGGTTTAGAGAGAGGTTGGAACCCTTATCAGTTCGATGCGATTAAACGTATTGATAGAGCATATAAAAAAGGAAACTTCAAAGAAGATATAGAAAAAACCGAATTGGTTTTAAAACTAATGCTAAAAAACGAATAATGAGAATAATATTAATAGTTGTGTTTCTTATTTTTTCAATGAGAATATTCAACAATAAAAACGAACCTTTTGAATAAAAAAAAATCAGTTGGTCTTGGAGATTCAATCGCTAAGATAACATCGGCTACGGGAATAGACAAAGTTGCTAATAAAATTGCAGAATTAGCGGGAAAAGAAGATTGCGGGTGCAATAATAGAAAAATTATATTAAATAAAAGATTTCCATATAAAAACGATGAAAAAAATGAATAGTAAAGAAATAAGAACTGTTAGTGGAGCAATAATTTCATCTTACGTAGCAAATCATTATTTAGAGGAGTCAAAGCATCTTGGTATTTTTCGTCAAAGCACTAAGAAAAACCTATCAAGAACTCTTTTAGACTTGGTAAAGATAGAGGAGGATTTTTATAATGAAGCAGAAAAAATAGATGACAAAGATATTTCTTCAAAAATGATCTGCAATAACTTAAATTTTATAGATGAATTTTTAAAATTTGACTTTAGTGACTTTAGTAAGTTGCAAGAAGTTTTTGTAGCATATACTTTAGATAAAAAAAGACTTACAAGTATAAGTGATAAAATACTAATAACTAACGGAGCAGATAAAAAGTAATGAATATTGGAGAAGCGTGTAAAATATGTTTTAATAACGGAATAAAAGTATATCCCGTAAAAGTTGGTGCTACTTGGAGAATTGAAGTAAAAAAAGAAAACAATAAACCAATCCGTTACGAAAAGCCATTACGAGAGGGTTTAGACACAAGTAACGCAATTTCTAAGACATATTTTTTCTTAGCAAATAAAATTATAAAAAAAGAAAACAATATTATGTAGATTTTTTTTAGTATTTTTGAGCAAATCTGTAAACTAATAGCATTGAATATTATTCAGAAACTCAGAAAACTTACTTGGACAAGGGATTCTTCAGGAAATAATTGGTACGTAGAGAACAATGGCAACGGCTTTGGTTCAGGTGAAAATATGACAAACTTGGAGATTTCTCAAAATCATCCAATATTAACACCTGCATTATTATTTATCTCTAAATTATTTAGTCAAGCCGAATTTAAGATCGTAAACAAAGAAACAGGTAAAGAGGAAAAAAATCATTGGCTAATCAAACTTTTAAATAAGCCAAATTTATATCAAACAAAATCAGATTTTTTAGAAAGTTTGCAGTTTATTCAGATTGCTCAAGGAAAAGCTGTTGGTTACTTAAAAAGACCAATAGGATTTAATGATGCGGAAGATATTGATTCAATCTATTTATTAGATTCAGACTTAATTGATTTTCCTGATGAGTACAACAACGCAAACTTTCGCTCACGTATGTTTTCATCAAGACTACAATCTGTTGCTGACAACGAAGAAATAACATACGACAAGAACGGTGAGAATTTAACTATTAAGATGAAAGACTTAATATTTTTCTACGACTTGCCTAATATGTTACAAAAAAACTTCTATGAGGTAAACTCAAGATTAGACGGATTAAGACAAACCTTACTTAACACTAATGACTCTTTAATTGCTAAGAATATTATTCTAAAGACAAACGGGAAAGAGTTAATAAGCGGGGGTAACAACGAGCATTTTCCTCTTGCGGGGGATGATAAAGAAAAAGCTGAAAGCCTACTACAAAACAACTACGGATTGGGTTGGTTCAGAAAAAGGGGTATCGTAACAAAGGCAAGTATCAATTATCAATCATTACATATAGCTTTAAGAGATTTAGGTCTTGATGAGTCTGTAAAAGTAGATGGTAATTTAATATATACGGCTTTACATATCCCTAAAGATATTATTTCTTTAGAAGCTAAAAAAACTACATACAATAACTTTAAGGAGTCTATGGTTTCGTATATTCAAAACGAAATGCAGGCTAATACAAACGCATTTACTGATGTTTTAAATCAATTAATAGCTGATACTGACTACAAACTTGTAGGTACGTATGAGCATTTACCTATAATGCAATTCATTCTTATTGAAAGGTATGAGGGTATAAGCAAAAAAGCTAAAGCACTTAATGATTTATTAAACACTGGAATACCTAAAGAGGTTGCCTTAGAAATGTGTGGATTTGACAAAGACCTTAAATTGGAAGCTATTAGTATAATTGGAGATGATTCTGATTCTATTGATGAGTCACAAGGCGATTCTGAAGTAGAAGAAGAAAATGAAGAAGAAAATATAGAAGAACAAAATGGAGAAAACTAAACTAACAAAGGAGCAGTTACTTAAAATAGTAGAGAAAAAAAACAAACAACTCAACGACAAAAAAGTAATAAATAAATCTGTTTGTAAATAAAGCTATGAAATTAGATATTCCAAATTACCAAACAAAAAAAGAGTTATTCGAGTTCTTAGTATTAAACAAAGAAACTCTTGTATCTCAGAAAAAAAGTGTTATTAAGTTAGCTGACGGTATTAGCGGAAGTTCTATTCATACCGAAGCAAAAAAGTTAGCAAACAAATCGCAAGACGGTTCCTCGGAGCCTGTTACCGAAATAACGGTAAAAGCGGTTATAAATACTACCAACTTTTTAGATTCACACGGAGACGTTCATATTCCTGGTATTTGGAACAAGTCTTTAAAAGAGAACAATAGAATAATGCACGTTCAGGAGCATAAATCAAGTTCTTTTGATAAAATTATATCAAGTGGTGACGATTTAAAAGCTACGGCTGAAACAATGACTTGGAAAGAGTTAGGGTATAATGCTATTGGAACAACTCAAGCTTTAGTTTTTGAGTCAAAGGTAAAGGAGTCTCGTAACAAATATATGTTCGACCAATACAAACAAGGATTTGTAAATAATCATTCAGTAGGAATGAGATACGTTAAAATGGAATTGGCTATAAACGATGAGGACTACGAAAAGGAGAAAAATTTTTATGACAAATATATTTCACAGGTAATAAACAAAAAAGATGCTGAAGATTTAGGGTATTTTTGGGTAGTTACCGAAGCAAAAGTAATTGAAGGTTCAGCAGTACCAATGGGAAGCAACCCAATTACTCCAACAACAAACATTGACAAAGAGCCGTCTTTCCTTGATTTACTTGGAAAAATAGACACTCAAGAGAAAGCCGCGGAAAGCACTTTCAGTATAATTGATGCGATTAATAAAAACAATTTTTTAATTTAAACAAACGTTAAGATGAACAAAGAAGAATTTGACGCACTTATGTTAAAGATAGAGTCTTCTATCGGTGCAAGTATGGACACAAAGCTAAAGGATGCTTTTAGAGAAGTAAATCCTCAAGTTTTAAAGGCAATTTCTGACAACTCTGAGGAGTTAAAGAAAACAGTAAAAAGTTTAGAAGCTAATAACGTATCATTAGTTGATGCACAAAAAAGCCAAGGTGCTGTTATTGAAGGTTTGACTGAAAAGTTAAATAAATCAAACGACAACAAAAACATTTCTTTTAAAGCACAAGTAACTGAATTGCTAAACGCTAACAAAGAGAAGTTAGTATCAATGAAGAACGGAGATTCTAAGACGAATATTCGTATGACAATGAAGGCAGTTGGAAATATGACAATCGCTGGAAGTACAACAGGTCAATTACCACAAGCTGAAAGAGAATCAGGTATTACTCGTATAGTAAGAAGAAATCCTTTTATCTTAGAATTGGTAAACGTTGGAACAATTAGTTCTAACTTATGGGAGTGGGTACAACAGGCTAATCCTGAAGGAGCACCTGCAATGACTGCTGAAGGAGCAGCTAAGGCTCAAGTTGATTTTGAATTAGTACTTGCAAGTGCAGCAGTACGTAAAGTTACCGCTTATATCAAGGTATCTAAAGAAATGTTAGATGATATTCCTTTAATGGAGTCTGAAATCAATCAAGAACTTTCTGAGAGAATCAATTTAACTATTGACGCTCAATTGTTATCAGGAGACGGAACAGGACAAAACTTAACAGGTATTTTAGCTAACGCTACTGCTTTTGCTCCAGGTTCTTTTGCTACGGGTCAAGTTAATCAAGTTATAACTCCAATTAATGCTGATGTATTAAGAGTTGCTATTAACCAAATTTCAACTGCACTTTTTGAAGCTAATTATATTGTTATGAATCCTTCTGATGTTGCAGCAATGGATTTAGCAAAAGGTTCTGACGGTCACTATATTTTACCTCCATTTTCTACAAACGCAAATACTGTTGTAAAAGGTATTCCAGTTATTGCTAACACAGGAGTTACTGAAGGAGATTACTTAGTAGGTGATTTCAGTAAAGCAGGAGTAAGATTCAGAGAAGGTTTAAGTTTTGATATAGGTTATGAGAACGATGACTTTACAAAGAATTTTGTAACTATCTTAGCTGAAGCGAGATTAGTTCAGAGAGTTAAATCTAATCATTATGGAGCATTCGTAAAAGGAGACTTCGCAGTAGATAAGGCAGCTATCGCTAAAGCATAATGGGTCACTTTAAAGACACTACCGTTGAAATAAAATTTAACGGTAGAACTGTGAGAGTTTCACAGGGGGTCAAAGACTCTTTAGAGAAAGCTGGAAAACTTGATACACAAAATAAGAAAAAAGTAAAAACTGATAAGTAATGGCGCATTTGATTAATTCATCGTATTTTGAAAAAGGGGATTTATATATCCCAAACAATACTGATATAAATGTTGGCGAGGTTGGTATAACCAATCAAACTGACTTAGATTTCTATATTGTAGAATATGAGCGAGAATTATTAATCAACGCATTAGGTATTGTTTTATACGAAGAATATTTAGTAGCACTAGATAACCTAAATCAAGCTGACCAAAAATGGACTGACTTGATAGACGGAAAAACCTACGTAAATCCCTCCAATGTTACAAAACGTTGGGAGGGTTTAAGGGGTGCTAATAAACAAAGTCTTGTGGCTTGTTACGTATATACTCAATATCTTAGAAATTACAATGAAACATTTGCAACTACGGGAGTAGTTCGTAATGACTCTAAAAACGCTACTAATTACGATTCAACACCAAAGTATATTAAAGCGTATAATAAATTCATCGAACAATATCAATCCGACAATTTGCCAAACCCAAGAGTTTACGTAAACAGGTTTGGTACTAACGGTATAGATTGGTACGGCTCAGAAAATGCAACGGTTTCATTATATCAATTTTTAACTGATTCTAATGACTTAGACAGTACATCTTTTCCTGACTTTAGTTTTAAGTTTTACGCAGAACAAAATTCATTTGGTATATGATTGTATCAGAACATACTATAAGAGATATTGTAGCAACTATTCCAGCTATTCAGATCAACTCAAATACTCTTTCTAAACCAAAGTTTCATTGGGGAGATGCTGATGAGTTAAATAGATACGTTCAAGTTATGAAGGAAGGTTCGTACCCTTTAATATGGTTACTACCCTCTCCTGATAATTACGAAGGTGCTACGGGTCAAGACTTAACAAAAGAATGTTCTTTTATAATCGCAACAAGAGAAACGAGACAGTCGTTGTTTAACAATGAGAGATACAAAACATCTTTCGACCTTGTTTTACAACCCTTGACCGAAAATCTTATACACGGACTTACCGTATCAAATGCAACAAGTAGGATTGGAGATAATTGGAAAATACTAAAACTCCCAAACTACTCTGCTGAAAGCGAGAAGAACGGTACTATTGATTTATGGGACGCAATTAGCCTTACTATTGACGTAAGGTTTAATTCTAATTTAAAATGTTTAAATACAATAAGCTATGTCAGTAACTAAAAGTGTAACTAAAAAAAAGAAGGTTATTAAAAAAAGAATAGTAGCTATCGCTATTGTTCAGTTTACCTTTAGAGGAATACTATATAAAATAGGAGATTCTTTTAATGGTAAGCAAAACGAAGAAAATTCACTAATTAATAAAAAATTAATAAAATGGCAGTAATTAATACAATAGCTTCAAAATCCGCAGGTTGCGGGGGTGCAGCAATCAATACAGGGGAATTAGGATGTGATATATCCTTTGGTCTTGTTATTCACGCTTTAGGTTTATCTAAAGGAGTTGTAATAGCAAAAGACACAGAATTAACATTAGCGGTAATCGAAGACTTAGTTCAAAAGGGAAGTGTTATTCCTTTAATGGATGCATTTTCTTCTGAGCCAACAATGTCTGAAGATACCTTAGAAACTTCTCCATTAGGAGTTGAAGCTTTAACGCTTAAAGGTCTTCCTAAGTATTCTTTGACAATGAAAAAAGGTCAAAGCTACTACAAGGAAATGGCTAAGTTGACAGGTTTTGGAAACATTAACTATATTCTTGGAGACGTAAACGGTAATTGGAAGTTTGCAGTAACTTCTTCAGGAGATTTTACAGGATTCACAGCAGGACAAACTCTTGCAGCGATTACAACTCCTGCTACGGCAACTGAGACTGAAAAGAAAACTTTTACTTTTCAATTAACTGATAGAAAGCAGATTGATTCTACTTACGCAGTTATTGAAGCAGCTAATGCTTTTCCAATTTCTGAAGTATCGGGAGTAAACGGGATTGAGTTTTCTTTTGAAGATGCAAACGGAGCAGTTGTTCCAGCTTCAGGAGATGTTGCCTTAAAAGTTAAAGCGGTTTTATCTTCTGATAGAATTACTAAGATTGAAGGACTTGTTTTAGCTGATTTCTCTACTTCAGCAGGTACAATATCTGCTATCGTTGATGACGGAAACGGTTTTTATACTTTAACGGTAGATGCTTTAACCGCAGGATTACTTACGGTAACAACTAAAGACGCTACTTTAGGAGTTAGTGTTATTAAAAATTCTTCTGTATTATATAGAGCGAATTTGTTAAGTGCTACGGTAGCTTAATAATTATTTTAATAATAATTTTAAACCCTTTCTCAATGCGAGGAAGGGTTTTTTTAATATAAAAAATACAATTATGAACGTTGTTGAGTATAAAAAAAGACTAAAATCGTTTAATGTTGAATCTAATATTAAAAAGGCGGTTAAAGAAAGTTCTGAAGAAATAACTAATCTAAATAAAATAAGTTTAGATAAGGGACTTAATTACGAAAACAATGTAGTAGGAAAATACTCTTCATTTACTGCTGCTTGGGCTAAAAAATTAAAACCAAATAAACCTAAAATAGCAGGTAGTAAATATAACTTTGATTGGACGGGTTCTTTTATTAACGGAATTTTCATAACTTACGAAGATTATAAAATAAAATTTAGTAGCAAAGGAATGGGTGATACTAAAAAAACAGATTTTATTATAAATAAGAAGTTGTTAGGATTGTCTGACGTTCAAGGTAAAGTTATTAATGAAGTTATTTTGACTCCAATACTAAGAAGACTATTTAAAAGTCACATAAAAAAATAATGAGTAAAAACAAGACATATTTAAACTTCGAGGATTTACCCGTATATAATTTCTATAAAATAGTTGAAACATCTGATATGAGATGGTTTTACAAAAAATTTAGAAGCGAGAAAGATATTGTAATATCTGAAGATGAGGTTTTTGAATTAGCTAATAGGTATAAAGATATTTATGATGAAAGAGTTAAGTACACAAACGATGTAAAGTCTTTAGAATATTATAGAAAGTTAAATGAGTTAAGCGATCTTGAAACTAAACTATTTAGAATAACCTCAGCTTTTGATGTTTTGATTGATATGAAGGTTGATAGTAGTTTGTTTTTTGAATACGTAACGTATTTTAATGAAGACGAAGGTTTTGTTTACTCAAAAGAAGTTGAAGATGAAGAGACGGCTTTAAATTATATAGAGTGGTTACGTATAAAAATAAAGGGATTTAGAACAAAAGTTTCGGTTAAAAAATCTAATTACGCAGATATTTTAAAACCTGCTGATATTAATTCTAAAAACGCTAATTTTGACATAGTAAAAGAAAAGATACTTTTACAGGAATCTTTGAGTATTAAAATAGATATTTATAAGTGTCCCTTGATTGAATGGTGTGCTATGATTATGAGAGCAGAAGAAAAATCCATTCAAGCTAAAAAAGATTTAGATAAAATAAAAAATAAAAGATAAAGTATTATGGCGGGTCAAGTTGATATTATAATTTCAAAACAAGCAATAGCGGAAATAGATTCCGCTACCGCTAAATTAGAGACTTTAAGGTTAAAGCTTTTAGATGTCAATAAAGCTGGTTCTCAAACTAAAGGAGTATCAAACAATGACAAGATTGTTGAAGAGATACAAAAAACCAACGCTTTAATAGCAGCTCAAAAGAATTTAGTATCAAATAAGAAAAAAGCTACAGCATCAATTAAAGGTACAGCACAAGCATTAGTAAGAGAAATAAGTCAATTAAAAAAAGAGCAAAAAACTTTAAGTACATCAAATAGGTCTTGGCTTGAGTATGAAATGCGTATTATGAAGGTTCAAGGCAACCTTAGACAATTAATGGCAACTCAAAATAAAGTATCTATTGCTACAAGAAAGTCAAGTAAAGCTTCAGGTGGTTTTATGAAAAGTCTTGGTGGTATAGGAAAGTTACTTACAGGAGGTGGTATTCTTTTTGGTTTAATTAAATTAAAAGATTTAGCTGTTGCTCTTTTTAAAAATATTTTTGATTTAGCTAAACAATTTGATTCACTTCGTTTTGCTTTAGAAAGAACATCATCAAGTTTATCGGAAGCAAAAATGAACTCGGCTTTTATGTTAAAACTTTCAAGTGACTTAGGTCTTTCTTTAGTTGCAACTACAACGAGGTTTATAAAATTTGCAGCAGCAGCCCGTAATTCGGGTCTTGCAATGAAAGACGTTCAAAAGATTTTTGGTACAATGGCAAAAGCGGGAGCCGTTCTTGGTTTGCGTACTGATGAATTGTCGGGTGTGTTTTTAGCTTTAGAGCAAATGCTTTCTAAAGGTAAGGTAACTACGGAAGAATTAAGAAGACAATTAGGTGAAAGACTACCAGGTGCGTTTGGTATAATGGCAGCAAGTTTAGGGGTTACTTTACCTGAATTAGATAAATTACTTAAAGCGGGTAAATTACTTTCAGCCGAAGTTTTGCCAGGATTTGCAAGAGCCGTTGAGTTAGCTTTTGGATTAGATACGGTTGATAAGGTAGAGACTTTAGTTGCTTCTCAAAATAGACTTACTACGTCTTGGCAAAATTTTGTTAAGAATTTAACGGGTGAAGGAAGTGTTATAAAAGGTTTCTTTAAAGGTATATACGGTGCTGCTGAAGCGTTTGTTAAGGGAATTGACGCATTGTTTAATAGCGTAGAGGTAGGTAATGCGGAAGCTATGTCAAAAGGTTTTGATGACCAAACTAAACTAATTAAAGAAGCAGCACTTAAAGAATTAAATGATACAAAGAAAGACGGTGAGAAATTAAAAGATTTACAATTAAAAGTTCAAAAGGCACTTATAGAAGCTAGAGGAAAGTTAGAAGACGATGCTGCACATACAAGAGTTCAAGAAACGAGTAAGGCATTATTAGATTTCGCAGACCAAACTGATAAGATAGAGGAAAGAATAGCTAAAGAAAAATACAATGCTACTTATACTGCTTTTGCATTACAAGAACAACTTGTAAAAGAACATCAAGAAAAAATAGCAAAACTTGACGTAAAAATAAATGACCCAAGTCAATCCGCTGGTAGGTCAGGATTTAATCTTGAAAGACGTAGAGAGGTTGTTAAATTAACAGAAGCTACTAAAGTACTTAATGAAGTTGAGGGAAAAATGAACGCTACAAGGTTATTAGCGGAGAGTTCTAAATCCCCTGATGTTGAAGTAATTGATAGCCGTAAAGGTCTTAATGATATTGCTGATTTTGAAAGAAAAAAACAAGCAGAAATACTTGCTACCTATATAAAATTTAATGAGTTAAAAATACAAAACTCTGAAGCAGGGGATGAAAATATTTTGGGTTTAATGAAGGTAACATCTCAAAAGCAAACATTAATAGCTAAAATCCTTGAAGAAGATAAAATAGATATATTAACAAAAGGTATAAGACGTCAGCAAGAAGCAATACAGAAAGGTATTGATAATGGGGTAATTAATAAAACAGAAGGAAATAAAAATATTGCAGAATTAGAAAAGCAACTAAGCGATAAGACTATAATAGAAACAGAGAAAACAAGACAAAAAATAGAGGATATAAATGAAGGTTACGCAAAGAGGTCTTCAGATTTTGTAAAAAAAGATTTTGCTTTTCAAATAAATGAAGAAAAAGCAAAATTAGGAAAAAGCAAAACAAATCTAAGAGAAAATTATGAAAATGATATAGCTGTTTTTGGTTTAACTCAGGGAGAAAAAAAGAAAATTAACAAAGACTATTTATCTGATAAAGACAAGGCTGAAGTTGAGTCTCATAACCTTACTATGGATTTAATGATTGCTGAAGTCACGGCTTTAGCAGCGCTAACAACTGCTACCGATGCTCAAAAACAATCTTTAGCAGATACAATAGCAATATTAGAGGGTCAGAAAAAAGTTCCTAAGGTAGAAGGGGAGGAAGATGATAGTAGTGTTGTAAATAAAAAGAAAGAGGAGTTTAGGGAGTTATTAGGTTACGCTTCTCAGTACGCTGACGCACTTACAGGTATTGCAACAGGTATTATTGACGGAAAAATAGCTGATATTGATAGAGAGATAGAAGCTACAAAAGCTAAGTATGACGAAATGTATTTACTTGCTGAGGGTGACGCTAAACAGACAAGACTTTTACAAATACAAGAAGCAAGGGATTTAGATAAATTAGAAAAGAAAAAGAAAAAACTTCAAAGGCAAAAGGCTATTTTTGAAAAAGCAAACGCAGTTATATCAATTGTTTTAAATACTGCAATAGCAGCGAGTAGGGTTGCTGCTGATACGGGTTTATTAGGAATACCTTTATTGCCTATTATTTACGGTCTTGGAGCGTTACAAATAGCTGCTGTATTAGCACAACCTTTACCTAAGTTTGCTCAAGGTGGGGTTATGAGTCACGATGGTTTGGCGGTAGTAGGAGACGGTGGCAAACAAGAGGTTATTAGAACTCCTGACGGAAAAGTATCTTTAACTCCCTCTACTGATACGGTTGTTAATTTAGAGAAAGGAACTGAGATATTTTCTTCAGTAGATAAGTTTAATCAACAAAACCCTAATGAAATGAGTGGTTTGTTACATTCGGCAAGTTTATTGGCAAGTATAAGTTTAAATCAAAAGAATATAAACGGAATGATGTCAGGTCAAAAGGAATTAGATGAAAGATTATTAGACGCAATGTTACTTAATACAAAGGCGGTTAAGAACTCTAAATCCAATACCTTTGTTAAGACGCAGAAAATAGATATAGCACACGAACTTTGGAAATCTAATCTTTTAAATTAATGAGTAACATATACCCAATATACACAGATAGAGTAAGATACAAATTAACTCAAAATCCAACGGGTCAGCAGATAGTTCAGGAGCCTTCAGGTTTTAAAGATGATGACAATGAGTTTGTAAGGGATAAATCTTTTCACGGTATATTTCCGCAGATGACAAATAACCTTACTTTCTATAACGAGGGTGCTTTATTTATAAAAGATATTTATAACCAATTTGGAATAAACGCAGATTTAATTTTAACAAAAGAAGAAAGGAATCCAAGTACAGATATTTGGGAACAAGTATATACGGGATTTTTAGATTTATCAACTTATTCTCGAAAGAAAGACGGGGTTTCTATTAAATTTATAAGTAGCGGTCTTTTAAGGGTTATTAAGGCAAGGCAAAACGAAAAGATAGAGTTGGATAGGGTAGATACTTTAAAAGGGACTGAGATACCTTATTTGGAGCCAGGATCAGTTTCTTTAAACGGTAGAAACATTCAGTTAAACTCTTTATTGGAAACAGATGAAGAACTTGCTTATACTACACCAACTATTTCCACATCTCCTGGGCTTAGAATGCTTAATATGAGACATCAGAGCAATAATAATTATTACGGAACAATAGGATATCCAATGACTGTAACCTACGTTTCTGATATAAGTGTTAATCAATTTGTAGGAGGTAATTTATCTATGTCCGATCAACCCCAAGGAGACGCAGAGGTTGGTAGACAACAAGCTATGTTTTACGCTGTAAGTGAAAAAGATACAACCTTACAATTAAAAGTAAAATATGATTTTAATATATTTGACGCTTACACTACTTACGGTATTGGTAATCAAAAAGATATTGGTGATTTAAGTGGGGCTAATATGTTTTTAAGATTATCTATTTATGAAAACGGTGATTTATATAATTTTAAAAACGTAGAGATAGATAATATTACTCCAAATATGATATACAATAACGGTGTTATAGGTGGTGAAACAAACTATAATGGGGAATTTGAGTATGATTTAGAATTATTAGAAGGGGAAAGTGCTTCCTTTCAATTTTATGCTACTGCAACAGATTGGGGTTCTTTAACTACTTACGGAAACCTTAGAGCAAGTTTTAAAGCAATGACGGGTTCAATAGAAATAATAAGAGATAGTCAATACGACCCAAGTCTTAGTAAAATTCATTTTCCATTTAACGTAGCAAATAGATTTCTTAAACTTTTTACGGAACAAGACGATTTAGTAGTAAGTAATGTTTTAGGTAAAACAGAGGACGGATACGATAATGACGGTGAAGCTTCATTGATTGGTATGGCTCACGGATTTTGGATTAGAGGTTTTAGTAAAGATGACGGTGGAGAAATAACTGAAGAAAACAGGTACAAATCTATGACTACAAGTTTTAAGGAATTTTATCAATCATATTTTGACGTATGGAATCTTGGAGCAGGTATTGAGAAATTAGGGTTTAAGGAAACTTTTAGAATAGAAAAATTAGATTACTTCTATAATAAGAACATATTAATAAGATTAGGTAAAGTAGTAAACGGAACATTTGAATACGTACAAGTAAACAACGTTACAAGAAAATTAGATAAAAAATCTTTTATTTCAGGTTTAGATATTGGTTATACTCAAGGTGGTGACTACGAAGAAGCTATTGGTCTTGATGAATATAATACAAGAACAACGCTTACGACTATAATAGATAAAGTTGAAGGGACTTATAAAGCGGTTTCAGGATACAGAGCAGATTCATACGGAGCAGAGTTTGCTCGTAGAAAACCTTATGTAACATTTCCTACTGAGGATACTAAATATGATAATTCTATTTGGATATTTGATTTAATAAGAAATGCCAACTCAGCGGTTTTTAATCAAAGACTTTGGCAAGATGATTTTTCAGAAGAACCAACGGGTGTATTTAGCCCAGCTACTGCTCAAAATTTAAGGTTATCTCCTTTTAATATTCTTTTGAGACACGGTTGGAAGATTGGTACGGGTCTTGTAAAATACCCTTTAGACTTTATTAGATACGGAAGTTCTATTGCCAATAGTGGATTAACTACTAAGCTAAAATTAGCTGACTATCCTCAGTACGGAGGTGTTGCTCATTCAGAAAACGGTAATATACAGAATAAAGATTTAGAGACGGCTCGGATGGACGGAGAAATAATTGAGTTTGAATTTAATGTTGATTACGATTTATTACAAAAAATTCAAGGAAAAACCGTAATTTTGGGAAAAGAAGTTCAAAATTTCTATGGTCTTGTAGCTTTTATGAATGAGGACGGGGAGATTGAAGAAGGTTACTTAGAAAAACTATCACCAAGCGGTGTTGGAAAATGGACGTTAAATAAGTTTAATAGATAAAAAATGGCTCAAAGCGCAATAACAATTAAAATTGATACCGTACCCTCACAAGGGGATTATATCAAGTTTAAAAGGTTTGATACAAATAGTTATATAGAAACATTTAGGTTTCTTAGACAATCAGTTTATCAATCTACAATAGGAACTCAAGGAACTGTTGATGAGCAAAAAAATGATACTCTTGAATTTTTAAGACAAGCCTTTAACGCAGACTACAATGCAGGTGGTGAGTTTTTTGCAAGAATTAATAATATTGTTCCTACGGGAGAAACCTATGAGTTAATAATATCAACAGAGATTGACGGATTTTTCGACCTTGAGGATATGCAAGATTTTGGTGATAACTTTACCTTTACAGTTGAGAACCAACCCGTAGTAGCTGATTTAACAATAGACTCAATTTCTTATTTACCACCAGGTGGTGCTTTTGATAGTTGTCAGGTTGTTCAAGCGGTAGTTGGTACAAGTGAACAAGTTGATAGTTATACTCTTAATAATGGTTCTATTATAACTGTAACTACAAACCCATTTACGATACCTGAATTATATAGAAGTACTCCTTATTTTTTTAAAGTAAAAAAAGGAACAGATAAAGTTAGTTTAGATATTGTAACTCCGAGAATACCCGTAAGTGTTCAGTTTGAATCATCTTATATAAACTCGCCAAACGGAGCAACTATAACGGTTACAGATGTTTCAGGTTCTTCTACTACGGAAAGTTTTAAAAACACACCATTAATTCTTACTTACTCTTTAGACGGAACTACTTTTCAATCGTCTTCTGTTTTTTCAGGAATACTTGCAGGAAATTATACTATATATATAAAAGACCAATTTGGTTGTTCAACTAATATACCTATAACAATACCTTCTTTTGATGACGGAGGTGTTGGCGAAAGACTACCTTACTCTGATTTACCAAGTAAGTCAAATTCAATTAGATACGCTAAGTATGTTGATTGGGGAGTATGTAGTAATTATAAAAATGATGAGAATACTTTAAGTTGGCAACTACCTTACGTTCAAGATGCTTGTGAGTATAGACAATTGTTTCAGGATTGTGATAATATTATAACTCAGATTAAAACAAATTACTCAAATATTGTAGCTACGGTTATAGATGAGCAACTTGTAGAGACAACGGTAGCTGTTACTCAAAAAACATTTTATACAAACCTAAGAGATAAAAGAGATGCAAGAATATACAATATATCAGGATTGGGTCTTCAGACGGGTATTTATTTTACTGAAGGTGACTTGTATGATTGGTACACGGGTGCTGATATAGGAGACTATAATCTTAACGGAGCCTTACCTGCTTGGGGTGTGATAGGTAACTATGCTTATTATAATAACGCTTGGTTCTTAATTTCAAATATAATATATGATGATTCCGTTTCTGCTTACGTATTACTTATAGATTCACCTTACGTTGGTAGCGATTCAAGTATTATAGTTAGTACAATATATAATTTAGAGCCTTACAATATATTTGAGTTTACGGTTGATATGTCTTTATTTCAAGACAAAAAAATACAAGTAAATATTACTCAAACAGATTCTGACGTTTCTTTTCCTACTCAGGTTTATTTAAGTGAAGTAATAGAAGTTGCTAATTCTCAAGAGGGAACCGTATGTATTGATTACTACAATGATAATAATACAGATATTTTTTACGCAACAGGAATAAAGAATAGAATAAGAATGCCAATAGAGTTTTTTGGAGGGGTTGTTATTGGAGAAACTGAGTCTGAAAGAACAGATATTGATACGTATTTAATAAGTTCTGAAGGTTACGAAGCTGACAATATTGCTTTTAAATTAATGCCTAAGCAAATGATGCGAAAAGTTGTACAAGCGTTATCACATAAATTCGTATTTTTGAATGACGTACAATACGTTAAAGAAGAATCTCCTGAAATAACAGGATTTAGTGGTTCAAACTTGTATAGATTAAACGCACAAATGACTAAATCAAACGCAGTATATACTTCAAGAGGTATCGGCAAAACCTTTACTACGGGTAGTTATGAAATACCAATTTTATTAAAAACAGAATCCGATGGTTTCTTAAAAATTAAAAATTAAAAAAAATGAGTTCAGAAAGTTTGCAAGAAGCAGTAGCAAGAAATTCAACTTGGATTAATTCAGTTATTACAAATAGTAAGTTATCTTCTCAACTAACAGAGTTGCTAAGTATAACTAGCCTTGACCAAAAAGTTATAATACAAGAGGGAACATTAGATGCTAAATACGCTAACCCAAAAACTCTACGTGGTTATAAGGGTGATTGGGAAGCTGATACAAATAATCCCGTATTATCTAATAGTTCAGGTGTTGTTGGAGATATTTATAAAGTAAGTATCGGTGGTAATATTGATATTGGGTCAGGTTCAGTTGATTATGTTGTAGGCGACTTAATATATCTTTCTGAAGATAATTGGATAAAAATATCTCCAAATCAAATATCTGATATAGCAGGTCTTCAGTTAGCTTTAGATTCTTTAGCGGGTGCGTTAATACCTCAAGGAAATTGGAACGCTAATATAAACGACCCAGATATTGCAACAGGTGCTTCTACGGGTCAATTTTGGATAGTTTCTTTAGCAGGTTCTACTGACGTTGGAGGAATAACTGATTGGGAACTAAACGATTGGGCTGTAAAAACTGAAACAGGTTGGGCTAAAATAGATAATAGTGATAAAGTAATAAGTGTAGCGGGAAGGGTAGGAGTTGTGACTTTAGGTATAACAGATATATCGGGTCTTACTACGTCTCTTGCTGAAGCGGTAAAATTAACAGGTGACCAAACGGTAGCTGGTATTAAAAGCTTTACCTCTGATTTTAAAGTAGCTGATAAGGTTATTTCTACGGGTGATGTTTTAAGTCTTCAAACAGGCAATGGATTTGGAGGTTCATTGATACTTAATGACGCAGCAGATACGCTTGTTTCTAATTTTGACTTACTTCAAGTTAAATCATTTTTAACAAGTACGGGAATGTCAAACAATTTTAACAACTCTGTTTTAAGGGTACTTGCTCCTAATCCTATAAACAATACAGGTCTTTCTTCATTATCTTTAGCAACTTCAGACGCAAGTAGTTACGGTGTTAGTTTAAACGCTTGGAGGTTTGGAACCTCGGGACAACCTAAGTTTGTTTTAAAAATGCATAACAACTCAGCAACGGGTTTAGACGCTCTTATTGTAGATACTTCAGGTAACTCAGTTTTTGCGGGTACTTTAGCAGCTTCTAATTTAATCGGAACAAACACTGGAGACCAAAGTTTAAGTATTAGCGGTCAAGTTTTAACTATCTCAGGAACAAATAGTATAACTTTACCTACACAAGCAACGGGTAATTTTGTAACCTTAGATACCACGCAAACAATAAGCGGTTCAAAAATATTTAGTTCAGATTTAACTATATCAAATACTGGTAGTGCTAGATTAATATTGAATGGTGATAGCAATAATTCAGGAGATGCTGGGCAAGAAGATGCTATTATTGATTTCTTAGGAGATGCTGGGGATTATGGTTATAGATTGAACTCAGAAAATTGGTCACAAAAAACTGCGTTTAATATTCAAGAGAATAGAAATGGTACTTATACAAGTAGACTTTATATAGATAATGATGGTAATGTAGGTATTGGAACTGATGACCCTTCTCACGAACTTACTGTTCAGGGTTCTGCAAGTCCAAATATAGAACTTAAAAACACTAACTACTCAAATGGTGGTTTTGTTTTAAATAGAAGTAATTACGGACAACAATGGAAATGGTGGGCTCAAGGTAGTTTAATGTATTTCGGATATTCTACTGATGAAATAAATTATACAAACCATTTAACTATAAAATCCAATGGCGACTTAGGTATTGGAACAATTGACCCACAGGCTAAACTTGAAGTACAAGGTTCTATTTATGCCACGCCTATCATATACTCTTCAAGTCAAGATGCTTATGCTCTTAGAATGGGAGCGAATAATAATACTGGATTTGATATGGGTATTAAGATAAAATCAACTTCAGGAGGAAGTCCTTATATGTCTTTTAAAGTACCAAGTTTTGAAGATTTACTTGTTTTAAAAAGTGGTAACGTAGGTATTGGAACAGATAATCCACAATCTAAACTTCAGGTAACTTCAGGAAGTACAGCTGAAACAACTTTAATAGTTGGTGCAAGTGAAACAAGTACAAATATATCTTCAAGAATATTTCTTAACGAAGGAGAGACTGGAGTTACAAATTCTAAAAAATATGGATTTTCATTAGCTTATGATGGTTCAGGTTCCGCTTATGGTTCCTTACCTGCAAATACTTTTGGAATTATTAGGCACAATGGTACTGATGCAGGAGTTTCTGTATTATCTATTGGGAGGGGTTCTGATAATGTAGGTATTGGAACGACAACTCCTGATTATAGGCTAGACGTAATATCTGGTACAAATAATGGAATTAGAGTATCCGCTACTGACACAACAAGTAATTGGAGAGATATTAGTATAAGGTCTTATACCTCACAATCGGAAGCTGCTAGTTTTGTAGATGGTTGTCATATATATACTACCAACCCCACATCTGGAACTGGTGCTTTTACTAAATATGGAGGACTTGTTATACAGGGAAGAGACGATGGTAATAGTGGTATATATCTTAGAGTAGGTGCTGGAAGCGGACAACTTGATGTTCTTACTGTAAATAATAGTGGTAGGATTGGAATTATGGACACAACTCCAAGTTATCCGCTAGATGTAAACGGAACTATTAGGGCTACTGGAAATATAATTGCTTATTCTGATATTAGGGTTAAGGAAAACGTTAAAACAATTGATAGTGCTTTAGACAAAGTAACAAAGCTTAGAGGAGTTGAATACAACAAGATAGGAGAAGATAGTAAGTCAATAGGTGTAATAGCACAAGAAATAGAAAAAGTTGTTCCTGAAGTAGTTGAGACGGATGAAAAAGGAATGAAAGCTGTTGCTTATGGGAATATATCAGGATTGCTAATAGAAGCAATAAAAGAATTAAAATTAGAGATAGAGGAGTTAAAAAATAACAAATGTAAATGTAATATATAATGGCGGTACCAAGTTCAGGAACAATAACACTTTTAGGATTGGCTCAGGAAGCATTATACGGAACTTATGGTTCGGGTTCAATAACGTACCCGATTGCTATGTATGACTTAGTAAACGGTGGTAATAGTCAGGGTTCAGGTAATTCGTATCCTGCTGTGAACCAAAACTGTATGTCTATAACTACTCCTCACGAAATGTCTGAATGGTACGGTTACGCTAAAAATTGTTCACCGTCAACAGGTAATACACAATATTCATCTAGTAGTGCTTATACTACCGAGATTTCTGCCTGTAATAGTACCTACTTAGGTAATAGTTTTTGGCATAACGGACAAGGTACTTACCCAATTTCGGGAGACGGGGTATGGTATAATGAAGACCATAGTACTTCTTTATCAGACAACTATTACAGAATAGGTAACGGTACAGTTTTAAAAATTGTAAGTGATGAGGTTGAGTTTGTTTCATTATGCCCATAAAAATAGATATTAATAAATAAATAAAAATGAAATTAATTGATTTGAAGATATACGGACTAAACGGATTTGCATTAGCTATAAATTACTCTGAAGTTGAAATAGGTATGAAAATTGTTCTTACAGCTGTTGTTATTGGTTATACATTGCAAAAGTGGTGGTTAATGAATAAAAACAAAAACAAAGATGAGGAAGATTAATAAAATAATACTTCATTGTTCAGCTACTCCTGAAGGTAGAAATGTTTTAATATCTGAGGTAAAACGTTGGCACGTAGAAGAAAGAGGTTGGTCTGATATTGGTTATCACTTTGTTATTGAGTTAGACGGCTCTGTGAGGATTGGAAGACCGATTGAAATTAAAGGTGCCCACTCTAAAGGAAACAACTACGATAGTATAGGAGTTTGTTATATTGGAGGTGTTGATTTAGATATGAAAGCTAAAGATACAAGAACCGAGTGTCAAAAAGAATCTTTGGTAAACTTACTTACTGAGTTGAAGGATACTTACGGGGGTCAAGTTTTTGGACATAGAGATTTTAGCGATAAAGATTGCCCAAGTTTTGATGCAAGAAAGGAATACGAAAATATAAGTTTTAGATATTAAAAACAATATGGATATAAATTTAATTTTATTAATACCTAATGCAATGATATTAGGTTATCAGTACTTTGAAGAAGATGAACAATTTAAGTATTCAGAATTAAATGTTTTTTTGTTCTTTGTACAAATACAATTCCGTTGGGGAGAAAATTTATAAAATATGAATAAGATTTTAAAGTGGTTTACGGGAGGTTTAGTTACCGAGGTAGGTAAGGTTATAGATAATTTATTTACGTCCGATGAGGAGCGTTTAAAAGCCAAAAACGAGGTATTTAAAGTACTACAAGAACAACAACTAAAGTTACAACAATTACAAACTGAAATAATATTAGCAGAAGCTAACGGAAATTGGCTACAAAGAAGCTGGAGACCTATACTAATGCTTTCTTTTGGTTTTATAGTTATTTACGTTAAATTTATTGCTCCTTTATTTCAATTACCTATCCCACCTTTAGAAAATGAGTTTTGGAATCTTTTACAATTAGGTATAGGTGGTTACGTAGTTGGTAGAAGTGTAGAGAAGGTTGCTAAAAATATTACAATTAATAAAAAGTAAAGGAGTTAGTCTTAATTAACCAACCCCTTTAATTATTAAATAAAATAAGGTTTTATATAATTTTTTAAACCTCTAAATGTTTCGTTTACAAACCCTCTACGACCTAATTTAAAGTTATTTTTTATCCAATTACTACTTGGTGAAGCAGCTGGGTAGTTATAGTAAAAGAAGTCATCTGAAGTACAGATATCAAACAAAGCTTGGTGACTATCTCCCTTTTTAAATACAACTAAGTCTGCCTTTCTATATATTCCGTTTTGCTTACAGTATTGGTCTATCTTATCAGCACCCTTTAAATCTAAATGAGGTTTAAAACCAAACTTTAAACTTTTATCATCTTTACCGTGGCTTATTACAAAACAAACCCTATTTACAAAATAGTGATTAATAAATTTTCTGTGATTTATAACCTTTACGCTTTCAAACTGAAGTTCCGCTATTTCCTTAAAAGCCTTGTTTACAAAATAACCAAATGCTCCTGAGTGATTATCGTTACATATATTGTTAAAGTATATTTTATCATAGTGATTTACTAATCCGTACAATATTTTTAACTTAAACTCTAATCCTGCGTCAAAACATTCTTCATTTGTCATATTCTGAGGTAGTAAATGCCCTCCCCTTGTTGTAACACCGTTAAAACCGTCTAATAAGTCACCTAAATCATCAACGTATAGAGTATTACACTCTTGTTCTTTTATTGTTTCAGCTATTATTAAGTCAGCCGTTTTCATTAACTCCTTTTTATTCCAATCAGCTTTGTACATTGTATTGTTGTCAGAGTCAGACTCCATTCCAATATGTACGTCAGTATAGGTTAAAGTGTCAAAATCATCTTCTCCTCCCCAAATCTTTCTAGTTTTTTCAACAAAAACAGGTTTTAAGTACTTAGCAATGATATCTTCAAAGTTAAAGTTACTTATCTCCTCTATTACCTTGTCTTTAAATACAATATTCCAAAAAGGTGTTCCCGTATGACTTACTAATTTATATGATGAAATATCTTTTCTAGGTAACTTATAGTGATTACAGTATTCGTCTATATCCATCATAAACCCCTTATCGCTCCAAGCAGAAAGAATTAACTTCTTTTCCTTGTAGTCGTTAGGACTTGTTTTACTAACTAAATTGTTTTTTACTTTAGGAACATTAACTCTATTAGATAAAGTAGTTTCCCATTGGTCTTTTGTTAGGTTATACCTATTCTGAGTTCTGTTTCCATCGTTTTTTTTTGGATTTAAACCTAAAAACTCTGCTTCTAACTTACTTAACCATCTTGTTTTTTTCATTTTACTTGTTTTAATTGACTAAGCTACACCGATAGCTAAGTAGTTTATCATATAAGATATGACGTAACCCGTAGAATCCATTAAATGGTCGGGCTTATTTAACTCAGGAGACTCGTCAGCTAATCCATAGCGGTCTAATTTCCAAGAGTATTCAAAATATTCATCACGTAAATTTAAAGATGAACTTGTATAAACTATATTAAATGATTGAACAGAGGATATTGTTCTTGATACAGAACCTTGACCCTTTAATGCAGGAACAGCGTTTAATCCTTGTTTTGCTAAATCTAAAACCATAGATTTTTTAGCTGAATCACAAACCATTATTTTCTCTCTATCTACAAGGGGTTTACCGTTTGCTCTATTTTGTTGAAGATACTCACCTAAAGTCATACCCATTTGACTCATTGGCTTGTATAATATTTCGTTTACGTAGAAAGTTCTATCTCCGTCAAAACAAACCTCAACAACTGCCGTAGGGCTACTTACACCGAAATCAAGTCCGTAAAACTTTTCGTAAGGTAAAGCTTCAAAGAAACTATCATCACAGGTTTTCCACCCCGTATAAATCCTATTTGGTTTTTCAGAACCTAAACCAAGACAGTAAACCTCGTAAAGATACTTGTCTGCGGTATTGTTTTTTATATTTACTAAGTTCTTAGGCGGTTGGTTTTTTTCTGATACAGGACTTCCTTTATAAAAGACTTGTCCGTTTTCTACGTAAGTACTACCAATCTCGTAAGGATTATAGCTTTCTAGTTTTAATGTGATACCCTTTGTTAAAAATGGGTTATCTTTGTAAGTTGAGTGTAAAAATATTGCTGACTCATTTTCTCTATAACTTTCAATCCAAAAGTCTTTTGAAGGATTGTAGTCAATAAATACCATATCCCTTGTTCTTTGGTCTAATTGATTAAAAACAGCTAAGGAGAACTCTGAAATCTCGTTTAAGAATATAATATTGTTCTGCTGACCTAAAGCCTTGTGAATTTTCTCAGTTCCAGCAAAATATATAACCGAACCCGTTTCTTTACATAGCCATTTTGCGTCTTTTATATTGTGTACAAATCTATCCGAAAGACCCGAGTATTCGATTATATTCTTAAAATCCTGACCCACCGTATCAATACAATCTATTCTTAGATTACGATAACAGGATATCTTGTAATTCTTTTTTTGCATAAGAACGGTAACAAACAACTGAAGAATTGAATAAGTCTTGCTTGAACGAGAACCTCCCGAATTTACAATATACCGCAACTTGTCATCGTGGTAAGAATCCTCATTCTTTTTAAATACGTTTGTAACCTTAAATCTTACGTCCATATATTATTCCTGAGAATCAGCAACGCTTGTAACGTGTTCTATAATAATCTTAGTTTCCTTAGACTCTACTGATATCTCTCTCCTTTGTAATTTAGGAGCAGAATATTCTAAAGTCTTAAAGTACGCTACGATAAAATCTTCGTCTTCCATTGTTGAAAGCAAAGCATTCATACGTTTAGAGTGAACCGTTTGCATACTTGTCAAAAGTTTCTCTAATTCATTTTCTCTTTCTTTATTTGCCATATTCTTTTTTATTTATATTGCTAAAGCCCAATATACAATATTTACAACTGATTGTATCAATTGAAATATACCTAACGCTGCAATTAATAATATTGATGTTAAAACTACAAAGCCTAAAGCTACTGATTCTTTTTTATTATTTTCCATTTTTTATATGTTTTTTATTTAACCAATTAATTATAAGCAAATCTATAACATCTCCTTGATTTAATTCTAGTTCTGCACATTTCATTTTAAATTTAATCCTTGTTTTTTTATCTACCCAAGTCCCTACGAATACCTTACTATCGCTCATTATATAATTATTTTAGTTATTAATTCTTTAAATTCATCAATAGAACGAATAATATAGTACTCGAACCCTTGTTGTTTCATAAGATACTGCCAAGCCCTTTGATGATCTGACTGTGTTCCTTTTTCTGTTTTTAACTCTATCATCACAGAAAAGCTTTTATAGTACAGAACCATATCTGAACGTCCCTTTACAACTCCTAGGAATTTATTTAACTTACCCCTCAAGCCACCTACTGAATTATTGTTATTGTAACATAGGCAACCTCTTAACTCAGGATACTCATTATTGAAAAACATTACAATCTCCTGCTGTATCCTGGCTTCTGATTTCATCCGTTTTCGTTCATTCGTTTTTCTAATGCTATCTCATACTCAATACGAGACTTAAACTCCTCAAGGCTACTAAACTCGTGATAACCATAATCTCTTAGATCGTGCTTCCTATAAGTTCCATTTTTACTTAGTATAAGAAAACGATACCTCCAATTCATAACACCGCTATCCTCGTCTTTAATTAAAGAGACAGAAACACTTGGGTCTAACCTTGCGTGTTTTAAAGATAACTTTCCCATTTTAATTAATAGCGTTTTCGATACCTTCAATAATGATATCAGTTAAACTCTTTTTATTCTTTATACACCAAATCTGTGCTTCTTCTTTTAAGTCAATTGGGAGCCTTACAAAACTCCCTACCGTTCCACCTTCTTTCTTTGGCAATACTAAATTCTTTTTCATATTATGATTTTTTTATTAATTTTTCTAAGTTGTTCTTAGCAGTTCCAATAACAACTGCGTCTTCGATTTCAAAAGCCCCTCCTTTTGTAGCGATCTTTACAGCTTGAATTAAAATACTTAGTGACTGAGACTCCTGGTCTGTTAATTGAGTTGTAACTTCTTTTACTTCTGACTTTACTGATTTCATATTTTAAATTTGATTAAAAATCAGCAACCTGTAAGGAAAGAGAACTTCTCGGCTTTAGATCACTGATATATTGAGATACAAATATAGTATTATATAACATATAAACCTAATTAATTGTAAAAAAAAAAATAAACTTTTTTAAAACCAATGATACAACGGGTTTAAACTAACTAAACATTACTTATCAGGTGGGTGAATAAGGTGGGTGAATGTAAAAAAAAATCCAAAGTGTCAATTACTAATCGAATTTGTCAATTACCGTAAAAGCACATAAACTCAAGCACACAAAGGGTCTTAGACGTAAAAAACAATTGTCAACTCTTAACACACTTTTTGAACTCTATACCGTTATATGAACCAATATAAAACACCCTTTATATTTTTTAAAATAAAATAAAAAGATAGAAGAGAGAGGTTTTGATTGGATAACTCTCTGAAAACCAGGAACTTAAATTTGTCAACTTCTTGTCAACTTCCTGTCAACTCCTGTCAACTTCTGTCAACTTCTCTTGTAAAAAACTCTCTATGTCTTGCTACGACTAGGAAAACAGAGAGTTGACAAATAAAGTAAAGGGTATAGATGTATATACTCGGTTTTATTTCAAAAAAAGGGAATTTTTTGTAGTACAGCC